CACGGAAGACAATATCGTCACCGTTAATCTTCACGGGAATCTCTCCACGGCGAGAATTCGTGTAGAAACGGAAAGCTAAATAATTGACGATACAGAGTAATGGAAACGCAGTTGAACGGATTGAGGGAACAAGCTTAACCGAAGAACCCCTAGCTGCGAACAGCTTAGAGTTCAAGGAAAAGTAGGTGTTATGAATCATGGTCTTACCTCTACTGAGTACCAGACCAGATCCCCTCACTCCATCCATCCATTTCTCTGCTACCTCCCTGCTAGCACGGAAGACAATATCGTCACCGTTAATCTTCACGGGAATCTCTCCACGGCGAGAATTCGTGTAGAAACGGAAAGCTAAATAATTGACGATACAGAGTAATGGAAACGACAGAAGATTGCCCATAAGCTGTCCACGCTTCTGCAAGTACTCCTTCCCCTCAAAAGAAAGGACGCCCTCTTGACTTGCAGACGCCAGTTCCCGGATACCCTGAGGCACCCAGGAAGCGTTATCAAGAAGTGACTGAAGAATCGTCTTCTGAACCTCCATAGAGAGGTTATCAGTCGCCGATTCATAATCACCACTTACAAACACCTGACCTGGCACACGGGTGAAATCGCGAAACGATTTCACCTTGGCTTCGCCTCGAAGTAACCAATCGAAGCGGGACAGCCGGTTGTAGATAGCCGTGTTGAGAGGCTTTAAGAGAGACATACGGCAGTCGGCAGAGGAAACAATCCTCCACTTACCACCAGTCTCAACAGCTGCGAGACGAGACGGCAAGAGGGCCGGTTCCGTCTCACTAGTCAAAACTCTCTCCACGTACTTCATATGACTATTCCAAGAAATATCAGATGAAAGTACATACTTTCTACAACCACCCTTCGACCGACTTGACTGAGCACACGAGCTCCGAGTCAAGCACGAGGAGAGCGCAGCATTGGGATAGAGTTCACTATCCCAACCTGGAGGGAACATCTTACCAACCTCACGACGAGCAAAGTCGACGAAGGTGGGGTCACTAGGTGCTCCCTCGCTACTCATACGAGCAGCGTACTCTCCTACATCCGGTTTCTGGGAAGACAATGTTTTCCGGAAGAGGAATAGTGACATCGCGATGGACATTCGAGTATCACTCGAAAGACCACCGATGGAACGACGCCACGGATGATCCGAACCTTCAATCAATCCTCCACAGAATTGTTTGAAGGCTGACAAGCGCCC